ACCTATATCAGATATATGAACAGATTGCTTTAGTATGCATCTGATCCAATCTGGTAAAATCCAATCTCTTTTATAGATTGGGCATCCTATAATCAATTTCATTGATCTAAGTCTTTAGTCTTCTCTTCTTTGGACTCTGTCTTTTTAGTTGGAGCTTTCTTTTCAGTTTGTTCTTCTACTTGTTTTGGCTGCTCTTGAGCTGGTGCGGTTTCAACTGCCGGCTGCTCATTTTCTTCTCCTGCCTCTAGAATAACCTCAAAACCCTCAACAAACGCGTCTATAATTTCGGTGAGGATTTGCATTGCGAGGCGAATCTGATTATTGTCGACTGCTGTTTTAAACCCCTTAACTGCATCTTCTTCTTGAAAATATGTTCTGGACAATTCAGATGTAATCATTAGACTCATTTGTTATCTTTTTCCTTTTTGTCTTCTTCTGTGTACACTACAGTATAGTCTTTTTCTAGGACATTTTCAACTACAGATAACCAACTTAGATCTGATCTTCTAATATTTGGAGAAGTATTTCTTCCATTTTGATTTGCTGGACGAGTTGCATTTCCAGCCCCTCTTCTTCTATTCGGAAGATTTCTTGCTCCACCTGTTGATGATGCCTGTTTGTCTCCATCTGCCTGAGTCTTCATTTGAGCTTGAGCATTCATCATATCCATTTGAACTTTGCCCTGCATCGCTGCAAATAGCTCACTTTCATCTACTTCTGGATCAAGATTAAGCTCTAGTCTAGCCTCAGATATTCCTATTAGGTTATTGACAAACTTTTGTATGACATGAGTTTCTTTTTTGACCTGAGTATCAACATCTATTTCATTGAACTTAAAGAAGCATCTGTCGGATATGCCTTCGGTTGTTGGATTTAAAACTGGATCATATCCAGCCTCAAACAAAAGCTCATTGAATACATGGAGTCTTACGGCATCGGCGAAAAGTTTTTGGTATTTTTTAATCTTGTCGTAAAGTGCAACGTCTAACCTATCTGTTACTGATCTATTACCGCCATTCATGCTCATGCCAAGATGGTGCGGAGCTAGACCAAGACCAACTGAAACTCTTTCCTTGAAATGTTCTAGGTATGGTCCTGCATCAAGAACTTCCTTTCCTGCACCGACGATGTCTATATTGTGTCTATGCGGAAGTATTAAACCGCCCTCTGATCTAAGGTTCTCAATTTCAGCTGAAGCCCTATCTATTTCGTCTGGTTCAGCTGGCTGCTCGGGAGTGCCAATAGTATATTTATATAATGGAAATAGTTCTCTGTGAACTAAGTTTTGAATATCTTCTTCTAGTTGTCGCAAAGCTACAACATCATCTAATACGTTACTTAAAAACGGAGTGCCGAACGCTCTACCAGTTTTTTTATCAATTGATATATGGATAACTCTATCTGCTGCCCATACAGGATCTTTATCTGTAGGAGAGTATGTCAATGGATCTGTTGATTGCTGGTAGGCTTTTGGTCTATTAAATTTATCCCTAAGAATTCTCACTTGCTCAGTTGGAATTAAATAATAGCCAACTATAGGTTGTGTTGAATTTATTGGAGTTAGCTTTTGTGGAAAATATTCTGAAATATCTCCACGAGCTTTTACAATGAAAGCATTGCCAAACTTGAAAAGTTGGTCAGATACTTCTTCTAGAAAATCTATGAATGGTCTCTTCATAGCCATTTCCATAAAGTCTATTCTTTGATAAAGGTATGAAACGGCTTCTGGATTTTCTCCAGTTATTTGCCAACCCTCTTTCCAAAAAAGCTCTTTATACTTATTAATAGCTTGACGTACATATGAATCTGTATCAACAGCTTGCATAATGCGATCAAAGTCATATGGTGACGGCTCAAATGTTGATCTTGTATTATAATACCAAGTAGAACCCTGAAAGCCCAGAGCCAGGGCAGCAACCTTCATTGTTTTGGGTATTAGCCTAACGTCTTCTGGATCTATTGTTTTGGCGACAAAACGTCTTCCAGAAACATTATCCGTAGAACGAAATGGCAGGTAATCTAGAATGGCCATTTTTTCTCCTATAAAAGCTATTTAAATAGTAGCCCTGGGCTTAGCTTTTATAACTTACTTTTGCTCTATACCAGCTCTATCGAAGGTATTCTTAATAATAAGACCTTTTACTGCTTCAAGCCAGAAAATTGTTTCTGATTCAGGAAAGTCGCTTCTGTACGAAAGATTCTTATCGCTAATCTTAATTTCTATTGCAAATTCTGACTTTTGCTCTTGTGTATTTTCTTCAGTCATTTTATTTTTGTCCTCTCATATTGTTGATGATATTTGTTAACTGTTTTATTGTAGCATCTTTTACCACTAGCTCAGTGGTTAATTGAGCTAGTTTTTCTTGAAAAGATGATATAATTAAATTTACATCTAAACCTGATTCTTGACCTGAGTTTACTGACTGATTTTGCTGAACATCATTATTGGATATCATTTCAACTTTTTTTCCTTCCGTGGAATTTTCAGGTACGGCGTAGTCGCTTTCTTCAGACGAACTCTGCCAACTCGGCTTTTGACTTATTCTTGACATCTTCCAATTATACCACTTTTTGTTAGCCATGCATATATTGTATCATTGTTTTTTGTTTTATCCATCTGTCGTTAGGCATTTAAAATATTTTCTTTTGTTTTGTTTCTAATAATATTTATGTAGTTTGGTCCTTTTTGGAAATACCAGTGATTGGGTTCCGCAAAGTGAAAAAATATCATTGCGACGTAATTTGTTTTTGACTCTGGAAATTCTTCTCTCCAGTGTTCTTGATCGTTTCCATAATACGCTAAGGCTTGATTTGGATAAATAGTATAAGGTACACCTTCAACGTACAGGTCCCATGGATATTTTTGATAAAGACACACATCGAGCGTGTATGTACATGCGTTGTCATCTTTGTGCTTATACAGACTCGCAGATTCACCCTCGTAGTGAGCAAACAGGGCATATGTTGGTAATAGAGTTGTGCTGTTAAATGCCTCTCTAGCTAAATAAGTTAGCGAACATGAATATTGGTCTATTTCTGGAATAATATTACTAGATGCAACCCACCTAAAAAATCCTTGTTGAAATTCAAATTTTTTATAATTTATAAAAAGCTTTTTTAAGTTATCAAAATCATAATCTGAAAAAACTTTATCTATAATTTTTGGAATCTGTATAGTTACCACTATTCCCACCATCCAACTATTGAATATCTTGTTCCGGAGATTATTTCATGTACTTGATGGTTGTATACATAGTTCGACGGAAAAAATATAGCTTGATTTGCTTTTGGTTTAATTTTTAAATTAAATCTTTGAAATTCAATTTCCCCACCTTCATAATTATCGTTTAAAAAAAAACTCATAGATATTGTTCTTTTAAATAATTTTGAATCGTCATAATGGTTTACGAAAAAGTTGTTTGATTCATACTTTAGCAATTGCCACCCCTCATTTTGTTTCCAGTGATGAGCATTAAAATAATTGCAGTATTTACCAAAAAATGGATTAATAATATTATTTAATGTTTTATGAATTTCGTATAGGGCACCGTGTTTTTGACCCTCTGGCATCAAATCGTATGCTGGTATTGATATCGCTTTACAGTTTCTTGATTTTTTTTCTACTTTACTTCTTGAATTATAAGAACCATTACTTTGACTAGCATTACTCCATTCGATGGCTCCAGTTTTTACAGATTCTTCTAAATCAAAAATGAATGAATCTGTATTTTTCATTAAGTTTTCAAATAAAAAAATACCTGGAACTATTTCCTTGAAATCCATTTACCATTTTCCTAATGGACAGGTAGCTTTTTCTAGCTTGACTTTTGCCGGCATTATGCACCCGCATTCCTTACATTGTTTGGTTAGATTAATTAATCTATCGCATTCAAGACAAATATTTAATCTTTGTTCTGCGATCTGTTCAATTACCTTTTCTCCAGAAACAACATGCCAAGGCCTTGTTTGGCCTAATTTTTTTTTATAATCTGACCAGGCTGACATAGGCTAACCGATATAACTTTCTTTCCACTCTCTCCACCAAAGTTTTTTTCCTATTGATATTTTTTTATACGAATTCCATGAAAATGGAAACCCTGCAATATTATCATAGTCTCCCATATTAGTCCAGTGGTGAGTATTGTTTTTGGCTTGGTTAACATTCCTATGTATCAAGCCAGAGTACGTACTTCCTATTGTTCCTATAAAGTCTACCGAATTATACATTATGAGCATACATATTAAATCAAAAGAAATTTTACTAGTTACCGTAAGTTCACTAAACTCACGCATAAAATTATTTTTAATTAAATCATCAACAAAAATTACGTTATTTTGATTTTGTGTTATCAAAGACTTTGAGTCATCGGTGCACACTATGATTAGATTACTATTTTGTTTTAGTTTTTGTAGTGCGTGATCATATTCTTCTTTTTTTACAGAATAGATTGTTTTGACAAAGTCTGTTTGCCTAAGATGAATACCGCTAAAATTTCCTATTTGTGCAGATATAAAATTAGCTAAATCTATATATTCTTTTTTAAATTTTAGCTGTCTTATATAAGATTCAAATTGATTTGTTCTGTTAAAAAACATTATTGAATAATAAGATAAAGTATTATCAAAACAATATGTTTTTTCTGGTTCAATAAATAAGCCCTCTCGACCTTCCGCAAAGTCGTTAACATTGTTTAAACTTTCTTTAACATATATAAATTTATTCATTAAATTTTTTATACGATTTTGACGTGGTAATGGTTTATCAATACTTTCTTTTGAAATATGTAAATTTTTAAAATATGATAAATCTATAAAATCTGTAATAAAATTATTTTTTTCTTCAAAAGTTTTTGAATGACTTGACAATGGACGCGCATCGTGTACGTGTACATTATTGTTTAGTATATAGGATATTCCAATAGCTATTTCAAGACTCATTATCTGATTGGATAGTCCGCCATTCCAAAGGCGGAATGCTGTGTAGTAATTTGTTTTATATTCTAGCCACGCAGACATTTTTATTCTGTTTTCTTTTAAAAAATAATATAACTTAAAATTAGTCTGCGCAATTTAGGCCAAGGCAGGCTGAGCCACCTGAGCCACATCCGCCTTGCTCACATCCATCACCAAAAGTTGGAAAGAATGGCGGGAAGAATGGAAAATCAGGCGGGAAGAATGGCGGGAAGAATGGAAAATCAGGCGGGAAGAATGGAGGGAAGAATGGAAAATCAGGTGGGAAGAACGGAGGGAAGAATGGAGGAGGCGCAGCACAACTTGGGCAGGCGGGGAATGAATCTAGTTGACATGAATAATTTGAAACATCGTTAAAGTTTGCATATATAAAATTCGTAAGGTCTGTACAATTTGTGAATCCAGCTGATGGACCACCAATTTGTACGCAGCTGCCGCTGTCGCAGAAAGACGCGTACGCGTAAGACGGCGTAGGCGTAGGTGTAGGTGTGGGTGTAGGGGTCGGTGTAGGACTGGGCGATGGAGAAGGAGATGGGGATGGGGATGGGG